AAATGATAGCACTGATGGAATCATTGGGTTAATTAGGTGTGACTGTTGTGGCGATAGTGTAAGCAGGAATGATTTGCGTTATGTAGAGAGTGAAGAGCGAAATTTGTGCTCAAGCTGTTTAGACGATGACTATGTGTATGTAAACTATGAATTTATTAGCAGGGATGAAGCATATGAGTACAATGGCGAATGGTACAATGCTGAAAACTATGATGATATAGTATCAGTCAGTGGAGAGTACAAGCACGTGGATGAAGTTGTCTGGTCAGACTATGAAGGCGACTACATAATAGATGATGATGATGCTGTTCACATAGAGTACAAGGAAGACTACTGCTTAAAAGAAGACGCTACTTACTCAGATTATACCAAAGAGTATTACCTGACTGAAGACGTATGCACAGCAGTAACCGACCTAGACTATCCAGAAGGCGAGACAGTGCTTGAAGAGGACACTACAGAGTATCGTGGAGTCCGTTACCATAACGATATTATTGATGAAGTTGAAGAAATGCAACCGGAGTTAGACTTATGAACAAACACATAGAGCTAGTAAAGAAATGGTTAAAAGATAAGGATGCTGTTAGTTTAGAAGAACTACAAGCTAATAAGAAAGCTGCTACTGCTTATGATGCTGCTTATGCTGAGGCTGCTGAGGCTGCTGATGTAGCGGGTGCTGCTTATTATGCTGCTGATGCTGCTGCTGATGCTGCTAAAGCTGCTTACTGGGTAAAAAGATATGAGGGACTAACTAAATGAACAAACACATAGAGCTAGTAAAGAAATGGTTAAAAGATAAGGATGCTGTTAGTTTAGAAGAACTAGAAGCAAATAAAAAATCTGCTGATTTTGCTTATGCTGCTGATGCTAAAGCTGCTTATGCTGCTTATGCTGCTGCTAAAGCTGCTTATGCTGCTGATGCTAAAGCTGCTTATGCTGCTACTAAAGCTGCTACAGCTGCTGATGCTAAAGCTGCTTATGCTGCTGCTAAAGCTGCTGATGCTAAAGCTGCTTATGCTGCTGATGCTAAAGCTGCTGATGCTAAATATTGGGTAAACAGATACGAGGAACTAACTGAATGAACAAACATATAGAACTAATTAAGAAATGGTTAGAAAACAATGAATCAGTTAGTTCAGAAGAACTAGAAGCAAATAAGAAAGCTGCTTGTGATGCTGCTTATGCTGCTTGTGNTGCTGCTTATGATGCTGCTTATGATGCTGCTTATGCTGCTGCTGCTGCTGCTGCTTATGATGCTGCTGCTTATGATGCTGATGCTGCTTATGCTGCTGCTGCTTATGATGCTGCTGCTTATGATGCTGATGCTGCTTATGCTGCTCGGCGAAAGGCATTCGGAAGGTATAGAGATGAACTACTTAGACTTCTTAAAAAAGGTAAATATTAAATCAAATGACTAAATACCAACAACTAATTAACCCTAAATCAAATGACTACCATGGAAGAACGGTTTGATGAGAAGTTCACCAAAATAAAGTTTCATATTACGCCACCTATTGTTAGTGGGGCTGAAATCGTGGCTAAATTACCAGGTGCATATGACATCAAATCCTTTATAAAACAAGAACTTAAGGCCCAGCGAGAGGGGCTAGTAGAGAGGCTGGAGGACTGGAAATATGGCCATGAACTAGGTAAACGTCCTGTCTGCATTGAGTGCTTAGACAGAACAATCAGCTTTATAAATAACCTTTGAATCAACAATCCAAACCACAAAGACAATGGAGCCAAAAGAAAAAATAGACAACAAACTAGATAAGATAATCCCCAAGGTACTCAAATACACTGTAATAACTGCTATCATATACGGATTCGCACTAGAGGCTGGTAAAGTAATCATCCAAACGGAAACACAGAAAATAAAAGATAAACTTAAAACTATATTTTAACCCTACACTATATGTCTAATACCGATTGCGATTCTTGTTATTATTGTTGTTATTCTTCTCATTGTTATTCTTGTTCTTCTTGTCGTTATTGTTCTTTTTGCTATTACTCCAAAGACCTCAGAATGTCAGAACGTATGGGTTTTTGTGTTGGAGAAGGCAAGTGGGAATCAAAAGGTATTGGCTACCAAAAGAATAATCATTGGTTCAATAAACCTATGACACCTAAAAGGTGGGATGAAATCAAGAAAATTGTAGATAATATTCTTGAAGGACTTGAACTAGAGTTAAATAAAAATTCATGCAGTGAAGAATGGAAAAAAGTTACTAAAGCGCAATGGCTTAAAATCTCAGAGCTACCAGAATTCGATAAAGAGGTTGTAGAAAAGCGTATAGGCTTTGAACTTAATCTTGAAGACACCTCTGTTACTGTAACCTGTAAAGTTGGAAAGAAGAAAAGCGAAGTGCAGTTAGTCAAGAATCAGCAAAAGCTTTAGGACTTATTTAATATATTTTTTAACCTTACTACTTATGAAAACACCAGAAGATCAAATAGAAGCACTCAAGGAAGAACTTGAAGAAGCTTATGACAAGATAGAAGATCTCAAAGAAAAGTTGGAAGAAGCATACGATTCTCTAAGAGACATTGGAGAAATAGCTTACAAAGCAACTTAACCTTTTACCCAGCCGAGAGGCATTAACCAAATAAACTATGAAATACTCAATCACAAAGAATGGAAAACCTTTAGATAAAAAACTTTATACGATAGACGAAAAAGCAAAGATGTTCTCGACGGAAGAATCAGGACTTGTTTTAGATTTTAGCGGTCTAGGTGGGTGGAGCTTCAAGACTAATTGGAACTGTACATTCAACACTGGCTCAGACTGTACATTCAACACTGATTCAAGCTGTACATTCGACACTGGTTCAAGATGTACATTCAAGACTGGTTCAAGATGCGTAGTGATTCGACGTGACATTTATGAGGTTATTGAGTTAAAAGCAGACGTGAAGATTAAATTGAATGGATACATAGTGAAAGGCTACACAGTAATAGAGGACGAGAAGGCAGAACAGAAGCCAACAATAAAGATAGGAGACTTAGAGTTTGATAAAGAGGAAGTAGAAGAAAGGCTGAAAGACTTAAAGCCACTTTAACTTTTACCCAGCCGAGAGGCATTAACCAAATACAATATGAAAAAATCACCACAATATGTTTACTTCAGAGAAAGTTTAATCCAGTCTATTTTGGCAGATATATTCAGCTATGGCATTCTTCTGTTTTCTTTCTGGGTGAACGCTGAATATATTGGGAGCAAGCTACTTGCTGCGGCCCTCCTTCTGTTCTTCCTTATGTTTGTATTCGCAAAAGCTATCAACAAAGCACAAAAGTTTTACTCTAAAGAAGATTTGCAAGAATATGTAAACAACCTCTAGCCCCACCACAGATAATATAACCAACTAAACTATGAAACCATACGCACCAGACCCAACAAGAAGAATGTCTCAAGCAGAAGCAGCTAAGGATTGCCCACTCGCTGTAGAGTGCGACTACGCTGAAATAGGAGCTTGCACCTTGGCTAAAATTTATGAAAACTGTTCTCTATTCAAAGGAAAGATAAAGGCATTACAAGATAAACCTAACAACGATTAAATATGAAACAAGTAAAAGAAATGAATCAAAGACTAGATCAAATCTTTAGAGACGGAGTTGATGTTAGGACTACTCAAGAAGCAGTAAGAGAACAAATAGAATTTCTTATAGATGTATTGAATGCTGAAAAGCAACACCTAACTAGACTAGATTTCGATGAACATGGAATTATATATGGGATGATAAGGGTACTTAGAGAATCACTTTATGAAGCTACACAATAAACACCGCCATAATCCTCAGAAACGCCTTAGGGCTTGTTTATTGGCTGAGAAACGCAAATCCCCAGACATGATCCTATGGACTGGAGAGCCTAACCCAAGAGTAAAGGAAATCTTACTAAGTGCGGAGCAATTCCTAACGAGAAAGGAGATATACGCTATACTTGCAGAATGCTTAGAATAAGGGTACAATATACATATGGAAACATTCATACCATATGCAAGAACCAATCCAATATGTGATTTTTGCAATAAACGCCCTACAGCACAAACTTTAGTAATAAATGACTATAATAAGATCAAAGTTACTTATAAGGGACTATGNAACAAATGTTATAATAGTAAGGAATTCCAATCACTTAATCTAAAAACTAAATGAGGATCTCGTATGAATTATATATGAAGTTAAAAGATGCAGGATTCCCGTACCGTTGGCATCTAACTGAAGAATTCACCCAAGCGCAGAAAGACTGTAACGAGGAGATAGACCCAGAACAGTCACCATTTGTACCCACCCTCTCTGAACTCATAGAGGCCTGTGGAGAAGACTTCTTTGCTCTCAAGCAGACTGCAACAATGGAACTCAAAGGAACTGGGGAGTGGATGGCTACCGCCTATTCAAACAGGAAAGGTATTCATAAACCAGGCAAAACCCCTGAAGAAGCTGTAGCCCGTTTATATCTAACCTTAAATCAATGACAGAAGCTAAGACAATCAAACAACTTAAGAAGCAGCCTAAATATGAATTAGGCCAAATTCTATTCTTTTTACCTTCTCATGCTCCTGAAGCTGTAAGTGCTAAAGTAATCAAGATAAAAAAGAATAAACCAAATAAGAATGGAGTAATACTCCCAAACTCAGACAATAGCCCTTATTACTACATAATGGAAAAACATCTAAATACTCGTATACCAGAAGAACACCTATACGAAACCTTTGAGGATTTACTTAAATCATTATGATTAGAATTATCTTCTGCCACCCTAATACATTGGCAGAATGTCACTGGCCAGCATATATGATAATACCTACAGAACTTATGCCAGAAGGCAAATTATTCTCTTACGAAGCTTCAATGCCCCTAATAGAAAAAACAATGAAAATACCCTTTGAAAGATTAAACAATTACTTAGCAACTAATAGCCATGAATAAATATAAAAAACCATCCAAACCATATGGCCCAAGCTCTTACCAAAAATACCTCAAAGAAGCTGTAAACAAAGACAGCACCTATAAAGAATATATTAAACTAATCAAATCATAATGGCAGGAAGACCCACATCTTACAAACCAGAAATGGTACAAACAGAGGTTTTGCAGCCTTACAGGAAGAACGCTAAAAAGCACCCTAAGAAGCAAATAGAGCAAGTGGCGGCTTCAATAAAGGAGTTCGGCTTTAATCAACCTATTGTCATAGATAAGAATAATGTTATAATTGTAGGACATGGAAGGCTAGAAGCAGCAAAGCTTTTAGGATTAAAAGAAGTACCTGTTTTACAAGCAGACCTTACAGAAGAACAAGCCAAGGCATACCGTTTAGCAGATAATAAATTGAATGAGAGTGAATGGGATATGGAGCTAGTAACGGAGGAATTGGAGCTGATGAGTGTGCAAATGGTGGAGTTGATAGGATTTGACCTACAGGATGACCTTGGACAGTTTGAGGCAGGGACAATAGATGAACAAGGTAGGCTGGATGAGTTGAAAAAATACATTTGCCCTAATTGTAAACATGAAGGAACAGCCTCCACTTTTGCATCTTGATTGGTGTTCATACAAAGCAGCTAAATATGCTTGTGAAAATTGGCACTATAGCAAATGTATGCCTGTATCAAAGCTAGTTAAAATAGGTGTATGGGAGGGTGGCAAGTATAAAGGTGTAATTATATTCTCACTAGGAACGAATAATAACCTCGGCACTAAATATGAGCTAAAACCTACAGAGGTATGTGAGCTAACAAGAGTTGCGCTAGATAAACACTATCACCATGTTACTAAAATGATGAGCATAGCAATAAAAATGTTGAAGAAATTATGTCCAGGGTTAAAGCTAGTTGTGAGCTATGCAGACCCAGAAGAAGGGCACGAAGGAGTAATGTATAAAGCTGGTAACTGGATACATGATGGCTTCTCTGAACAATGCACAGCATTTATTGTGGATGGTAGAAAGGTGACTAATAGGTCATTTTACTCTATGAAGAAAAGAGGTATAAAGGGCATACCTATCAAAGTTGCCCCTAAAATAAAGTTTATTTACCCTTTAAGTATAGACATGCGTGAGAAGCATAAAAGTAATGCGGTATAATTCCATTATACATAAGGCGGTGCAATACCGACCCTCACGCTCCAATTAAACACTAAACTATGGCTAAAACAGGACCACAAGCACGATGGAAACTTACCCCAGAGGTACTACAAAAATTAGAACAGGCTTTTGCTATTGATGCAACTATTCGAGAGGCGTGCTTTTACGCTGATATAAGCGAATCATCATATTACCAGCTAGTTAAGGACGATCCTGTATTATTGGAGAAATTTAATAGGTTACGAGAGAAGCCAGTTTTAACAGCACGTCAAACAGTAGTAAAAAACTTAGACGATCCTGATATGGCTATGAAGTATTTGAAGAATAAAAGAAATAAAGAGTTTAGCGAAAGGACTAATCAACAACATGACGGTACTATCAACCATAAGTTAGCACCTGAAGTTATAGCAGAAATATCTCAAGCACTAGATGACCTCTAAAGAATACATAAAGAAAATAATACTAGACGGCACGCCAGCAGAGAAGCGTGAGCTATTTGGGTTTAATAAAGACGTTCCAATAGAAACTATATTGAAGAAGTTCAAGCTATTCGCTAGAGGACTCTACCCTAGATACTTTGAGTATAAGTCTCCTAGTATACATGACGACATGATTATTAACATGATCGGGTCTTACTTAGGCAAGAAGAACTTTGCTAACATAGCAGGACGTGGATTAGCGAAGACAGCCTTGCAGAAACTCTTTTGTGCATTTGTATTGCTCAACGATAAGGGAGCATTCAGGAAGTATATGAAAATACTAACTATAGATGGTAAGAATTCAAGACAGATAGTAACTGATGTGTATAACCTTATGGTAGAAGCAGAACGCATATATGGAGACATGTTCGAGAAGGAAGGAAGCCTAAAGCGTGAAGAGACTATGAGCAGCTTCACACTCAACAACGGTAGGAAGTTCTTAGCTGGTACTGTTGGACAGACACAGCGTGGACATATTCAAGATGCCTACAGACCTGATTGGATCTGGTTTGATGATGTTGAAGACGTAACCACAGTAGCCTCAATGGTGATAACTCAAGGAATAATGAATAAAATGTCCGAAGCTATCGATGGACTCTCCAAGGACGGTACATATATCGTCACAGGTAACTACATATCAGACCAAGGAACTATACAATGGCTCATAGATAAGCCTAACGTAGAAGTGATGATAACACCTATAGCAGACTTAGAATTGAATCCAACATGGCCTGAAAGGGATAGTAAAGAGGATATTAAGGAGCTTCAGGCTAATAGTGATGACTTTTGGGGTGAATACATGTGTGACCCACAGAAATCAGAGAATAAGTTTTTTGATTTAGATAGGATAAGAGCTGACATGCTCAAGGCAACTGCACCTACTAGAGAATCAGCAGGGGTGAGATATTGGAAAGATCGTTTACCTCATCATAGATATGGACAGGGTTCAGATCATTCAGACGGAGTAGGGCTAGACTCCAATGCACTAGCAGGGTTTGACTTCACTAAAGGGGAGTTGATCTATACTTACGCTAATAACCAGATAGGGCCAGATTTAGCAGCACACGAGTTTGCAAGAGTCGGTGCTGAGTATGGGAATTGTATATACGCTCCTGAAGTTAATAATAAATGTGGGGGAGTGGTGATAACTACTTTGAAAGAAATAGGCTATCCGTTTATTTTCACTCCAACAAAAGAAGATAGGAGGTTAGATAAACAAACAGACAAACTAGGCTGGGAAACTAATTCAAAAACTAAACGCAATATGTACTTTGAGTTCAGAAAAGACTACAACGATGGACTGATTATAATCCATGACATGGACGTACTTAAGGAGATGAAAGCCTACACTAACAACGATCTACAGGAGAAGACTACAGGGCTAATCACACGTCATTTCGACCTCTTAACGTCGGTAGTAATTGCGTACCAAATGAAAGATCACGCTATAGCACCATCAGTAGCTAAAACTAGATTCACATATAAAGACGGCAAAATAGTCCAAAGGTAAACTTGCATTATTAACAGAAAGGTTTTAGAATAGACCTAAGATAAAAACTAGAAGGGGCTCTCCACGTTATACATGGCTAAAAAACCATCTGATGATCTGTTGCTTAAGGCAACTAAAATGATTTCTGGCACGTTCCAGTCTTATTTAGATCGTGGTATGCAGCGAAAGACACAGCTTTTGCGTGTTTATGATGAATACTCAACCTTTAAGGAAAATGTAGAAAATGAATGGTCTACTTCGTTTAAGGTAAATAAGGCTCATGAAATAATAGAGAATGTAATGCCTTCACTTACAGCTAACAATCCTAGGTGGATAGCAACAGTAAGAGATTTAGAAGCTTTTAACACGCCTGAGGAATTACAAACAGAAAACCCATTAGGAGATTTTGCACCAGAGGTATTCCCAGCAAAGATGAAAGCAGCTAATGAGCAAGCAGCAGTTGTACAAGATTATTTAACTTATCTATTCGAAGAGTATAACCTAATGGACACTCTTGAGATATGGGCTAAGAACGGAGCTGTAGACGGGAAAGGATATTGTAGAGTTATTTATAAATATGAAAAAGCTATCATACCTAAAAGGACTGTAGTTAATGGAGAAGACGGGCAGCCTATATTAGATGAAAACGGAGATCCTGAAGTTGAAACTGAAATGGAGGAAGTAGTAACTGGAGAATACCCGACTATAGAGATAGTGGACTGGGCAGACTTATACTACGATGCACGTTATATCAGTCAGGAAGATAGACCAGCCTGGATCAGAGTTAAGGAGAATGTACGCCTATCAGATATTATGAGAAATAAAGAGGAGTATTTTAACTTAAAAGAATTAGAGCTTGTATGCGCTGCATCACAAAAGGAGCGTGATAGAAAAGACGGATTCAAAGAGGCTATTAAGGGTATACAAGGGCTTAATATTGATAAAGCAGCTCCAGTCGATGAGAATAGTTTAACTTTAAGATATTACTATGGTTGGTTCAACAAGAAGGAAGACCCAACTAAAGAAGCTTATTATGAAATAGTTACATGTAATGACATGTTGGCTATTAAGATGAAAGAATTGGCCTTTACGCCTAT